AGGACGGCAATGGCAGACCTCTCTTCCGCGAGGCTACCGATCTTACTCTCACCGACAGCAACAATGCCGGCAAGTTCTTCGGTCGCGATGTTACTCTCGTTGAGCCCGACGTGCTCGATGACTTCGGCACTGCATCCGCAAACGACGTCTTCGGCGTGCTCTGGGTACCCAGCGACTACGCTATCAACTCTCAGATGACTTTCGGCGTCAAGAGATACTTCGACGACGAGACAAATCAGTGGGTCAACAAGGGCCTCACCGTAGTTGACGGTAAGCTCCTCGACGTATCCGGCTGCTACATCCTCAAGAAGGGTTCGTGATCTAAATGACTAAGGTAACTGCACTTAGAGCGCTCTACGCGGCACTCGGCGGCGAATCCGCTGACGCAGCCGTGCTGGAGACAGAGGCAGAGCTCATCTATGCGGTCGCCGAGGCCGTTGACGAGCTCCTGGCAGGCGGTACTCTTCCCGAGGTGTCCGCTGATGATAACGGCAAGCTGCTCAAGGTCGTTGACGGCGAGTGGGCAGCAGCCTCCGCAAACTGACCGGAAAGGGTGGTAACACATGATCAACAAGGACAGGATCGTACCCGTAGCTAATACGGATCTCCTCACTATCTACTTCAACACCATGAAGCTGGCAGGCACATCCGTGACCAAAGTGAGCGCAGCTGACAACGAGGGCGACTTTGCTCTCACCAGCGGCAGCGGCAATCTCTTCGCAGATGAGCCCGTCCAGTACTGCGACTTTGGCGAGGCCGTGACCTCCGCCGTGCTCTACTTCGTGGCTGCTCACAGCTACAAGGGCTTCTCCGTGGCAGGCACCGTTGTGGAGACCGCAGGCGCAGACGTAGATCCCGATGCGGCTACTCTGTACACTGCTACTCTCGCCACCGGCACCGTGACCATTGCCAAGGTCGGCGCGTAAGTGAGGTGAGGGGCAATGGTGACACTATCAGATGTCAAGACCGCACTGTCCATCACGGGCAACTATCAGGACAATGTCCTTCAGGCGTATTTTGACGATGTAGTCGATTATCTTACGTCTGCGGGGATAGACAGATCTGCTCTGACGGTCGGCATCGTTGCCCGCGGCGTCGCCGATCTGTGGAACTATGGCAGCGGCGGCACACAGCTCTCGGAGTACTTCTATCAGAGGGCGGCCCAGCTGGCCTTGAGGAGGTGACGGCCATATGTACAGACCGTCACTGGATAGCATGATACCTCTTATCCTGCTCATACCGACGTACTCGCAGTCCTACGGTGTCACGACAAAGACATATCCCACCATCGCTAAGGGGGAACAGATATTCGGGACTTTCAAGACGTACGGCGGGAGCGAAAAGGTCGTTGACGGGCTCTACAGTATCGAGGACACTGCGGTAGTGGAGACGTGGTACAGGCCTGACATCACGAGCGGATGCAGGATCTGTCCGGCTTCCACCGGAAACGTGTACGAGATCATAAACGAGCCCGAGAACGTGGACATGAGGTGTCAGTTCTTAAAATTCAAGGTCAGGCGCGTCAAAGGAGGCGCGTGATGGCTACCAAGATGAAATTGGAGATATCCGGCATCAACGAGCTGATGCAGAGGATCGACAAGCTGGGCGGCGACAGCAAAGAGATCGCCGAAAAGGCTCTGAGAGAGACACACAGGATCGTGACGGAGCAGGCTGAGGCGGCTATGGACAAGGGCAACTTGCCGGCAAAGGGCAAGTACTCCACCGGCGAGACCTTAAAAAGCCTGATCCGCACGCCAAATATAACGTGGAACGGGAGTGTCGCGTCTGTGGACGTAGGCTTCCGGATATCGGAGAACGACTTCACGTCGATACTGCTGATATATGGCACTCCCAAAATGAAAAAGGTGCAGAAGCTGTACAATGCGTTCTACAGCAAACGCATCAAGGACGAGATCCGCAAGGCACAGGAGGATGTGCTCTACGAGAACATACGGAGGTTAGAACATGGCTGATATAAAATCATTGCTGATCGGTACACTTATGTCCATGAAATATCCGGTATTCTTACAGGGCACGCTTGCTGCTGATGCGGCATATCCCGACAGCTTCTTCACATTCTGGAACAACTCCACGGATGACAAGGCTCACTATGACAGTGACGCTGCTGCATGGGAGTGGAGCTTCGACGTCAACTTCTATTCGACAGATCCCGGCACGGTCAACGAGGCTTTGCTGACCGCTAAGGGGCTGTTGAAGGCGGCGGGCTTCATCGTCGGCGGCAAAGGTCATGATCTGGTGAGCGATGAGCCCACACATACAGGCAGAGGGCTGGATGTCCTCTACCGTGAAGAAAATACAAGAGAGGTGTAACACATGAGCTATAACGGACTTACATCGGGTCTCTATGATATCGTCGAGTACAGAGGTATCGAGGCGCTCGTCGCTGCGAGAGTGCTCTGTGACGATAACGAGACAGGTGAGGGCCACGGCTATGTTACCGGCGACGTATTCAGTGTCGCAGGCGTGGCAGAGCTTACCCGTACCACCGAGAGCTCCAACGAGGCACACTACTACGACAACATGCCTGCGGTAGTCATCTCCTCCACCGGCGCTGATGAGGTAACTATCAGCACATCCGCCATCTCCATGGCGGTGCTGGCAGAGATCACAGGCCAGAACTATGACGCTGACAACGACGCGTTCATCGAGGGTCAGAGATCTCTCCGCTACTTCGCGCTTGGCTACAAGACCAAGAAGACCAACGGCGATCAGGTGTATGTATGGAGATACAAGGGCACCTTCAACGTGCCCGACAGCACACATACCACCGAGAACGACGGCACTGATGCTAACGGTCAGGAGATCACCTTCACCGGCATCTCCACCACGCACAAGTTCTCCACCGTCCTCGACGATGCAGGCTCTCCCAAGGGTGCAAAGGCGTACAACATCAACGCGACTACCACGTCCGCAGATGTTAGTCACTTCTTCGATACCGTCACCACTCCCGACGATATGGCGGGCGGCGGTACCACCAAGTACACCATCGTCAACTCCCTTGTCGGCTGCTCTAACAGCAACGCATCCACCAGCATCGCATCCGGCACCGAGTACGAGGGCACCATCACCGCTAACGGCTCGCTCACTCTGGGCACCGTTACGGTATACATGGGCGGCGTTGATGTATCCTCCACCGCTGTCACCGGCGGCGTGATAGACATCGCATCCGTTACAGGCGACATCGTGATCGTCGCCAAGGCATCTTAAGGTCATAGCTCAATAGAGATATGATACGGGGCTGTGGACAGTGAGAGTTCTTCCTTTCGCTCACTCGCCCACAGCCCTTCTCTTATGAAAGGAAGATATTATGAGGCTTGATATATACGACAAAAAGACGATAGTTAAGACCTACGAGGCAGATACATACGACCTGGAGTTCGGCATCCTCGAGGATGTGGCGGACGTGGTCAAGATAGATGATATCGAGACGGGCTCGGATGCGGAGATCCTCAAGATGGCGGCCAAGGCGGTCATCGGGAGCATGGATACGGTCAAGTATCTGCTCAAGGACATCTTCGACGGGCTCACTGATGATGAGATCAAGCACACGAGAGTGTCGGACATCGCTCAGGTGCTCCTCGATGTGATAAGATATACCATAGAGCAGCTCAACAGAGGGCTCACATCAAAAAACCAGCAGAGGGTCAGTCGCAGCTGACCCTGTACGAGCTGTTCTTCGAGATGGAGGTCAACATCTCCGATCGCTTTCCGGCGATGACGCCGATAGTCATACGACAGACGAGGGCGTGGGAGGTCTTCCTGCTCCTCCGCCGAATGACGCGGTACAACGCCAACAAGCGCAAGGGAGCGGGCAAGAAGGACAGCAACGGACACCGTAAGATCAGACGGCCTGCGGGCGATAATTGGTTCTAAGGGGTGATCAGATGGCAAATAACGATCCTACGACCAAGTTTAAGGTCGATATATCCGACCTTAAACGTAACATCACAGAGGCCAACAAGCTCATCAAGCTGGCCAACGCGGAGTTCAAGGCGGCTTCGGCGGGGATGGATGACTGGCAGAAGTCCAGCGAGGGCATCACCAAGAAGCTGGAGCAGCTGGACAAGGTAGTCAGTGCTCAGAAGCAGGTGCTGGCATCCTACAAGGAGGAGCTGGCACGTCAGAAGACGGCATATGATGAGAGCGGCAAGAAGGCCGACGAGCTCCGCGCCAAGCTGGCAGAGCTGGCGTCCAAGGGCGTGTCGACGGCGTCCGAGGAGTACAAGAAGTACGCCACCGAGCTGACACAGGTCGAGAAGGCACAGCAGCAGTCACAGACTGCGATGGATAACCTCAATGTCAAGATCCTCAACCAGGAGGCGGCGGTCAGCTCCACGGAGAAGGAGATCCGCAATTATAATGCGTCCCTCGAGGATGTGTCCAAGGCAGAGCAGGCGGCGGCAAAGAGCGGCAAGTCGGTGGATGAGGAGCTCCAGAACGTCAAAAAGGAGCTCAAGGACACGGGCGACAATGCTAAGAACACCGAAAGCAAGATGAGCGGCCTTGCCAAGGCCATCACCACAGGGCTCACGGCGGCGTTCGCAGCCCTGGGCGCGGCTGCTATCAAGGCGGGCAAGGATATGCTCTCTGCTGCTACTGATACGGCCAAGCTGGGCGACGAGATCGACAAGCAGAGCCAGAAGCTGGGCATCTCCGCCGAGAACTACCAGAAGCTGTCCTATGCGATGGAGCGCAACGGGTCATCCATCGACACGCTCAAAAAGGGCACGATCAACATCACCAAGGTCCTTGAGGATGCGGCAAGCCAGGAAAAGGCACTGGGCGATACTACCGTCGAGGAGATGGAGCGTGCTAAGCAGGCGCAGATAGATCTGCTCGATAATGAGTATGAGAGCGCTCAAAAGTCGTATGATAAAGCATATGAGGCTCAAAAGGCCAGCTATGACAAGCGGTACGACACGATGAGCAAGGCCCTCGACAAGGAGATCGAGGCCGTCGAGGAGGCTAACGAGGCACAGCTCGACGCGATCAAGGAGACCCAGGAGAAAGAGGTCGCAGAGCTGGAGAAGGCCACCGAGGCCAAGATCGCACTCATCGATGAGGAGTACAAAGAGAGCCTCAAGAACATCGACAAAGAGGAGTACGAGAGGCTCAAGAGCATCGATGCCCGAATAGATGCCATCAATGCAGAGGCAGACGCGGAGGCCGCTGCCCGTGAAAAGAAGGAGCAGGAAGAAAAGAAGGCGTCGCTCCGTCAGGCTATCACCGCTGCCAAGACGGCGGAGGATAAAGCCAAGGCTCAAAAGGCATATAACGACTATCTGGAGACACTGGAGGCCAAGGAACGGGACAAGAAGCGCAAGAAAGAGATAGAAGACCTCAAGGAACAGAAGACTGCGATCAAGGAAGAGACCACCGCTCAGAAGGAGCTGGCCAAGGAAAAGCATGACGCGGCTGTACAAGAGGTCAAGGACGAGGGCAAGGAACAGCTGGAAGAGCTGAAAAAGTCGCACGCAGAGCAGACCAAGGCTGTGAAGAAGGCACAGCAGGAGCAGATCGAAGCCATGAAGGAGGCACGCTCCGAGAGGCTGGCCGTGCTCAAGAGCGAGCAGGAAGAGAGCCTCAGGATGCTCAAGGAAAACCAGCAGGCACAGCTGGACGCTCTCAAGGAGACCATCGACCTGCAAAAGAAGGAAGTCGAGACCTGGGGCGAGGTCGAGGGTGCGGCAAAGCTGTCGACAGAGCTGTTCGAGCAGCTGGGCGTCAGTCTCAAGGACACCAACGGCGACATGAAGTCCACCGAGGATGTGCTCCTCGACACGATCGCGGCGCTGGCGGATATGGATGATGAGGTACAGCGTGACGTGCTGGCCAATCAGATCTTCGGCAAGTCCTTCACCGAGCTCCGTCCGCTCATCAACGGCGGCGCGGATGGCCTGCGCGACCTGATGGATGAGGCCGACGAGTACGGCATGGTGATGTCAGACGATGCTGTGGCGGCATCGGCGGCATTCACGGACAGCCTCACCAAGATGACGGGCACGCTCAAGGGCATCAAAAACCGTTTCGGCGGCGAGCTCCTCCCTGCTCTGACGCAGGTGATGGACGGGTTCTCGGACTTTGTGGCAGGCATAGACGGCGGCGAGGACAAGATCGCGGAGGGCGTCAAGGGGCTCATAGACACCGTGAAGAAGTCACTGCCCGAGGTCGGAAAGTTCGCGGAGAGCATCAAAAAGGCCATAATGACGCAGATACCCGAGATCCTGCAGAGCATCATGACAGAGCTGGTGAAGGCGGTACCGGGGCTTGCGCAGACACTGCTGGATATCACCAACGACGTGCTCGACATGCTGCTGGATATGCTGCCCACCATCATGGACGCGGTAGTCAGTCTTGTAACACAGATCCTCGACACGCTGGGACAGATCCTCCCGCAGATCGTGGAAAAGGTGGCGGAGGTGCTCCCTGCACTGGTAGATACGCTGGTGGATGCGATCCCCACACTGCTAAATGCGGCTATCAAGTTCCTGAGCACGATCGCGGATGCGGTGCCTGAAGTGGTACCCAAGCTGGTGGATGCACTGCCCAAGATCATACAGTCCGTGACAGAGATGCTCGTAAACAACCTCCCGCAGATCGTCAAGGCGGCCACTACTATGCTCATGGGTATAGTCAAGGCGATACCCAAGATGCTGCCCGATCTGATGAGAGCTGTGGTGGAGATGGTGGGCTCGATCGGAGCTTGGCTCATCCAAGAGGTGCCTACACTCCAGGAAGCAGGGAAAGAGCTGCTGTTCTCGCTGTTGGATGCGGCTCCCGAGCTTGCTAAGGCATGGCAGGACGCTCTGGCGGGCATGTTCGAGATCGTCGGCGAGGTACTGCTCAAGCCGCTGGTAGAGAGCTTCGGTCTCTCATGGGATGCGGTCGTTGAGAAGGCCAAGGAAGCATGGGAAGGCATCAAGGCCGTATTTGCCACCTTCGGCGACTTCTTCGGGAACGTGCTCTCCGGCGCATGGGAGAAGATCAAGAACGTGTTCTCGATGGGCGGTATGCTCTTTGAGGGCATCAAGGACGGCATCGTCAATGCGTTCAAGTCGATAGTCAATACCTTGATCATCGGCATAAATGACGTGATAGCGGCTCCCTTCAACGCGATAAACGACATGCTCAACTCGATCCACGACATCGACATACTGGGGCTCAAGCCCTTCGAGGACCTGTGGGAGCGTGATCCGCTCAAGATACCGTCTATCCCGCTGCTGGCGCAGGGCGGTGTGCTCAGGAAGGGTCAGATGGGCTTGCTGGAAGGTTCCGGTGCGGAGGCTGTCGTACCGCTTGAAAATAACAAGGCTTGGATCTCCGCCGTGGCTGCGGATATGCTGGACACCATCGAGGGCATGACGGGAGCAGGCGGCGGCGTGTTCAACAAGTCCAACAACGTCAATTTTGTACAAAATAACTACTCTCCCAAGGCGCTCTCGCGTCTTGAGGTATACAGACAGACCAAAAATCTCACCGCGATGCTCAAGGGGGCGACCGTATGAAGCTGGTAGCATGGTCAGGGAGCGCCTCGCTCCTGCTGACCGACGTGACAAAGTACATCGTAACATCGGTTGACGGGCTGGCTCCCGCTGCCGCGAACATCAATACCACCAAGATAGCTACATACGACGGGTCGGTGATCAACTCCCGCTCCGTCGAGAAGCGTAACATCGTGATCACGGTATACCTCAATGGGAGCATAGAAAGCAACAGGCAGGCGCTGTATGCATTCTTCGCGCCGACAAGGCCTGTCACGCTGGAATACGTCAACGATGACCGTCACCTGTGGATAGACGGATACGTGGAGAGCTTCGAGGGGTCGTTCTTCTCACGGGCGGAGATGTTCCAGATCTCGGTCATCTGTCCCGATCCGTACTTCTCGTCGAGGACGGAGAGGACGGTGACGCACTCGGGCACATCGTCCTTCACGGTCAATAATCAGGGCGACGCTCCCTGCGGTATGCTGATCACACTGACTGCATCGGGGGCTGTACAGGCTCCCGAGATATCGGTCAACGGT